TATCTTTGTGTCGGTGTTCTCCCGCAAGGGTTTACACCCCCTTCAGGCGGTTTTGGTTTACTCCAAGTCCGCCTGTCGTATTTTAAAGCCTTCCGCGATGATATCCTCCCGGCTGTATCTCTTGTCTTTTCCATTACGCACGATCGTAATGTGCGTAATTCTTCCTGTTCTAATGACACGGGGACGTATGGCGGCGGCCAAGTCTTCCAATCTTATATCCGAGTCAATCCAAAGGACCAGATCATTGGCTTGTTTGCTTCCTGATTTTATGGCCATGTCAATGGCGTTAACAGTCGCCTTGCCGTTTACCTTGTATTCCTGAAAACATCCCAGTGTACGGTTGAACGAGTCGGCTGATTTTTCCCCATCCGGATTTTCTATCAGGTCTATCTCATATCCGTGCTTCTCCGCCAGATACGTACCGACTTTGATATTCTCCTTGCGCTCATTCTTTCCGTGCTTTTCGTGGATTCTCAGTTTCCCGTTCCTGACCGGTATGTCCGTGTACTCCTTGTAAACAAATTCCTCCACCGCCTTTTTCGCCTCTATTGAAGCCCCTTTGATATACGGGTGCGATTCGGTGAACACTTCCCCTGATGTAGCCGGATTCTTGTCCAGTCCGGGCGCTGCCTGTACGGGCGCGGCGTCTCCCGTCGCATTCACGGGCTTGTCCGTACTCCGTATTCCGCACTTGCAGTTCCACAGGTTGCCCGGATAGTTCGTGTCCCAGAACGGATCCTCCAAAGGGCGTATTTGCCCGTAAAACACCCGGTGGGCTTCTCTCGGAGTCGCGGACACGCTGGGCAGCCATTCCAGATTGGGATATAAATCCTTATTCGCCCGGCAACTCCGGAAGTCCGCCGCGAAGCGGGCACGGCGTACGGCCGTGTCATATTCCGTGCGGAGCCAGTTCACGTTATAGTCCTGAAGTATACCGGCCGTGTCTTTGCGGAAGCGGTCGAAGTCTTTCCGCTTTCCGTCCTCATCGAACAGGCGGGCGTGTATCTCGTTCTGCTGGCGGTGCGTCTTGAACGCGGCGAATACGGCATTGTTGTGGCGCAGCCCTTCAAGGAAATCGTAATCCGGAGTGCCGTATTCCACTTTTCCGAAGCCTTTGGACACCGCCTTGTCCAGACAGCCGAAAGTATGTGCGAACAGGTCGGGATCTATCTCTTTCCCTACATCGAACCCCTTCCCGGCCAGCCGTTTGAGCACCCTGTCCCGAATCTTTTCCTCCAGCGAAAGCCCGGCAGCCTCCGGCATGCTCCCGTCCGGGTAATATAACGCGTTGACGGTATCCGCTATTCCCGGCTTTTCCCTGCCCGGTTCACTCTTTTTTTTTTGAGGGTTCACGGGCGGCCGGGGTGTCGGTCCGGGTGCTACCGGCGATTCTCCGGACATTCCCCTCATTCCGGTGACGGGAAGTCCCGTACGTTCCACCAGTTCCTTGATATCAAATTCGTAATAAGGGGACATCTTGACTACCGCGTCGATGAATTCCTTGATATCGAGCGTCTCCGTGTCGTCCCATTCCAGCCGCAGGTTCTCCAGCGGGCGGTATACCGGGCTTATCCTGACCAGTTTCGGAATGATGACGTGGTTGAAATAGAACATGAACAGCATCTTATCCGATTCATGGCGGGTTTTCTCCACCCGTTCGTGCACTTTCGCCGTGCCTTCCCAGGCTCCGTTCTCGGTCGTCCCGGTCTGTCCCAGCAGGCGTTTGCTCACCTGGTTGTCACATCTCTCCTCCAGCGGAAGAAAGGCGTCCGTGGTATTCCCCCCGGCCTCCTTGCCGTATTCCACCCGTTCCTGACCGGCCAGTATCCCGAAGTAATTGTTGCGGAAATCGAGCATCATTTCAAACAGGTCATCCATGCGCTTCTTGTCCTGCCTGTCGGAAATGACGAAAACGGGCGGTACCCCGTACTTCTCGATATAGTTCATCCACGACCCCATGCCCAGCTTCTTGGCCAGCAGGATAATGGCGAGCTCGTTGAGCATCCCCAGCGACCAGGCGTTGCCGAACTGGACGTAATAAGGCTCCAAGGCTCCTTCCCGGTAGCTCCATCCGGCAGTGTCGTATTCCTCGCGCAGGATGATTCCCCGCTGCGGGATAAAGTTGCTCATGGGTATCTCCTCCACATAATCTATCTCCATGTCGGCGTTCAGATGCGAAAGATCCACCAGCGACACACCCTGCATCCGGTGCAGGAAATAGATGCGTATAAGGTCATGGAACCACGGGCGGCGCAGCAGCCCGGCGGCTTCGCTGTCCTCATTTCCGTTTTTGTCCACCAGTCTGAACTCCGACTGCTGTATGGGCAGCACGCGGTTGTCTATCGTGGTCTGGAGATGTTCATCCCGGTAGAGCGCCTGGTAGAAAGTATACAACAGTCCCCGTCGCGGATCGTCGGGATCGGTAGCGGCGGCCACCGCCGTTTTCCAGTCATCTATCGACTTTTCACGGTAGACGGTCGCCTGCCTTTTGTAACGTTGCGCCGCCGATACGGTCGAACCTTCCCCCGATTCCCTCCGCTGGTGGTAGGCGTTCATCAGGACACCCCAGTCTATTTTCCGCACCACCTGTCTCTGGAACCATTCGGAAGCTTTCCTTATTCTCTCATTCATTTTAAATTCGATTTTAAATGGGTTTAAAAAATCATTTTAAATATGCCATCCGCTGTTACGGCTATGTCCGTACATTATGGCCGAAGCGTCGCTTCCGTCCTCATTCTTCACGACCGGCACGTCGGCAGGAAGCCGCATCTTGTCATCGCGCAACCTTTCGAGCATATCGACCGCCCACCCCTCGTACTCATAAAAGGAGGCGGATACTTTCCGCGCGGCGTTCCTCCGCACCGCCCGGCATATGGTAATACAGGAAATGATACGTACAAGCAGTCCCGTCCGCACAGGTCGCTCGCCGAATATCCTGTCCGTATCATACCGTCCCGCCAGATAGGCGCACACCTCGCTTATCACCAGGTCTTCGATGCCGTCCAACAAAGCCCCGTCATTCTCCACGCTCTGCATCACCATCTGATCATGGACCAGCGTGGCGATATCTTCCGTCGTAATATATCTCATGATTACCAACTGTATTTACGTTTGTATTTTCCCGTCCTCCACGGTCGGCTGTCCGGTTCCCCTTCCCGCACGGGCGGATCGGTATATAATTCCAGTTTCCTGATGGCCTGCTCGTCCGCGTCCGGGCTGTCGTCGTGTTCGGTCATACACATCTCAACGGCGTACAGCTGCTTGAGCCCCGTGCAGATGTCCGGGTTCGATTTCAGACGCACGTCCACATGGATGCGTCCGTTCTGGTAATACGGGTGCATGGAGAGCATACGGATGAACTTGTTGACGGTGGAACGGGGTACGGCGACCAGGTTCAGTTCCACTCCCAGTTCCGCCTGCGTCTCGTCGATGGTACGTTTCACCTCATCGTTCCAGAACTGAGACTCGTACTGCCAGAAACAGACAATCCCCTGTGTCTTGAATTCCATCTGCCTCATGCACATCCACTCCACGCAAGCCTTCATCTTGCTCTGGCGTACGAAACCGTCGATCAGCCAGAAGTCTTTCTGATGGCGTCCCCACACCTTGCAGGCATTGAAGTCGCTCGTGTCCGTTCCGGCATAAGCGATATCCCAGTGCCCCACGATGGCGTTCATGGAATGCAGGTCGGGCAGTTTGCCCCAAAGAACCATCTCCGGTTTGAATATCTTCCCTTTCACCAGGGGTTCGTGGTTATACTCGGCATGCGCCGCAAGGATACCCATATCTTTTTCCTGCTGACGATAGAATTCGGGAGAATACATGGCGGGCCATGCCGGTTCGTAAGTGACAGGGTTGTACGCCTTCACCAGATCCCAGTCCCAGTCGGGATGCCGTTCCCGGAGAATGGTCTGTACCATCCGGCTTGCAAAACGGTTGTTGGATCCGATAAAACGTCTCCGGTTTCCTATCATTGTAGGCAACACGTCATTCTCCACCCAATCCGCGTATTCGTCCTGCATCCTGCTGTTTCTGATGGTTGCCGGGGTTTCCACATCATCAAATCCCCACAAGTCCGGACGCCGGGACCCCTTCCTGAGTCCGCGTACTTTCATCTTGACACCGAACGCCTTGCATATAAACCCGGAAACAGTGACGAAATTTCCTTTTTCCCAATGTCCCGGATTTACCTGTTCGCCGAAGTCATGCCTTAATAATTCATTACCCTCGAATTCCGCCCGCAAGTCCTCCAGCAGGTCACACGCCCGGTCGAACGTGTCCGATACCAGGCAATAGTAGTACGTCTCCTTGTTCATCCACAGCCACAAGGGGATGATGACGTCGTTCCATACGGATTTGGCAAGCCCGCGTCCCCATTCCGCATACCCTATGTAAAGGGGGTCCTCCTTGACCTTCACCGCGTGCCTTATCTGGAATTCCGCACATTCGGCGGTGGCGTAATGCTTCAAATAGGTCACCACCATGTACCGCACATCCTCCTTCGCCCTGCGTATACGCTCCATCTTCTCCAGCGTCGTCTCATCCGGATTGATAAGGTTGAGCGTGGTACGCGCCCTGGCCACCTTCTCCAGGTATCTTTTTTGTGATTCCTTGTCTTCCTTCTTCATCTCATCCCAGTATTTTGGAGGTTTCATTGATATGTGATTCCTGGAAGTCGAGCGTGCGGTAGTAGAGTTCCGGGTCGAACGCGTTCAGCGCGTCAAAGATACGGTCCATCACGTCAAGGTACACCGAGAGGGTGACACGGTTCTGCTTGTCCGTTTCGGCAAGCTGCTTGCCCCATTGCGCCACGCTGTTGTCCAGGCTCGCGGCCTGTTTGCGGAGCTCCAATACACGTTCCGTCTCACCGGCCGCGGCCGCGCCGTCTATGTCACGGAGCAATTGCAGTTTCTGGTCGGCAAGTATATGGATGATCTCCCGCAGGTTTTCCCCCTGCTTCCTGCCGTTCACCACGGCCGCCTGGCGTTCCTTCTTCCAGGTACCGTCATCGGCGTTGATCCATTTCGATACGGATTTCTCCGACACGCCCGTGCGTTCGGAAATCTCCCGGCAGCCCAGGCAGCCGTTCACGTACAGGTCGTGCGCTTCTTTCTTTAATTTTCGGTAATGCTCTTTGCTGGGCATAATGTCCTCCTTTCGTTCCTTTTTTACACCGGCAAAGTTGGAAAAACGCCCCTACGTGGGGAAAAAGTCTTTTCATGTTGGCACGTATCCTTTCCAACTTGGAAAAAATACGTCCTTGTTAACACTGTTTTTTTGCCAAGAAGAAAACGCGTTTTCCGTACGTTCCCCCCATTCCTCAATTTTGCGTCAGAATTTTAATCGCGAACGACAATGAATCTGACAGCAAAAGCGGACGGCGGGCGTGCCCGCATCGAAATCAAAGGCACGATATCCCAGTGGCGGGATACGGAATCGGCCTTTACGGCACAGATCGACGAAATGCTCAAGGCGGGCATACGTGACGTGCACATCTATATCAACAGTCCCGGAGGCGAGTGTATGGAGGCCAACGAGATAGTCAACGTGATCCGGAGGTTTCCGGGACGCATCACCGGTGAGGGCGGCGCGATGGTGGCCAGCGCGGCGACTTACATCGCCATCAACTGTTCGGAGTTCACCATGCCGGAAAACGGTTTCTTCATGGTGCACCAGGCGAGCGGCGGTATCTGCGGGAAGGCCGCCGATATCGAGAACTACCTGGAAATGATGAAGAAACTCAACGACCATTACCGCGAGGCTTTTCTGGCCAGATGCAAGGACAAGGGGAAGTTCCGTGACGCCTGGGAGAAAGGTGACTACTGGATGACCGCCAAGGAGGCGAAGGAACAGGGATTCGTGACCGCCGTGTCCGGAAAGGCGAAGATAAACAGGGAAACCGCCACCGCCCTGATGAACTGCGGGTATGCGGGTACCATAGAGATAACGGAGACAGAAAGCAGTATTAACCCTATAAAAACAAAGAACGACATGGATGTAACAATGCTGGCCAACCGTCTGGGAATGGCCGAGACTTCCACCGAAGCGCAGGTACTGGCGCAGATTGACGTGTACAAGAGAAAGGCGGAACGCACCGATATGCTGGAAAGGCAGGAGAGCGAACGTCGGGAAAAGGAGATAGAGACTCTATTGAACGAGGCTATCAGGGAGAAGAGAATCACGGCTGACGTGAAGGACGACTGGAAACAGATGCTTTCCGGAAACTTTGAATCGGCCAAGCGGATGCTCCAGGCCATGAAGCCGGTGGAAATGCCGAGAGTAAACCCGCCCGCTTCTTCCGCGGCCATTACGTTTGGCGGCAAGAAATGGGAAGATCTCCAGGACGATCCCAAAGCCTTGAGAAAGTTGATGGACGAGAATCCGGACCTGTACCAGAAAATGCTGGACGATTATGTCAGCCGGAATTAACCGTCGGCCGATTATTTATTAACCCTTAAAAAAGTAAAGAACATGCCTACACTAACAGACGGCCTTTATCTGAACAAATACGTTGACCCGCAATTGCTGGTGGAACGTAGGAACTACCGCGCGGACTTCATGCAGGTACTGGGAGCGGTACCGGCAGCGGCACTGTCGGCGGACGGAGTGAGAAGAAACAAACTGATCAACAATGTCGGTTTCAAAGTGAACAATACGGGAACATTCACCCCGGCAGCCATCACGGGAAAGAATATCGTGGTACCCTGGGAGGTATACGATACTACGCCCACCTCCTGTACGGACGAGGAAGTACGCAGCCTGGCGTTCGACAAACGGTCGGTGATCCGTGTGAAACACAACGAGTCCTTCCAGGTGGGAATCCGCAACCACGTGTTGTACAAACTGGCCCCGGCGGACAACACCGTGGCGGAAATGCCGGTATTGAAGACGACCGGAGCGAGCGACGGAACAGGACGGCAGCGTCTCTGCTACGCCGACCTTGTGAACCTGGTCACCACCGTAAAGAAATGGAACCTTCCCAATCCGGACGCCCTCTACATGGTGCTCTCACCACAGCACATGGCGGACTTGTTGCTGGATGAAAGCGCGTCCAAGTTCTTCTACGACCGTACCTTCTATCTTGATCCCGCCACCGGAAAGCCGCGCGGATTCATGGGGCTGAAGTTCTTCGAGAACAACGACACGCCTTATTACAATTACACCACGTTGAAGAAGATAGCGGAAACCGCCACTCCGGCATCCACGGACTTCCAGGCGAGCACGTTCTTCTACGCGCCGAACACCTACTACCACATCAACAGCGTGAAATCGCTTTTCAAACCCGAAACGCTCGACACGCGCAGCGCGTCGCCCACCAGCGAGTACCGCACACAGACTTACGGTATTGTGGACCGTATCGAGGATTACGGCATCGGCGCCATCGTTTCCGGGAAATCGGCCTAATACGTAAAGGAGGACTGATTATGGGAACTTTTACAGGAGTAGGAATCAATAAGATGCACGGGGGACTGGTACGGGAAACCGATACCGGTGACCGTGTGACGCTGCTGGTCTGCGGCGGAACGGCCCTTCCCGGGAAACTGGTGAATTACAGGCCGCTCAGACTGGACGCGGTCAGTGACCTGGAAGCGCTGGAATGGGACGAAGCCGCCGACCTGAAGAACAAGGAACTGGTACATTATCATGTGAGTGAGGTATTCCGTCTGTCTCCGGAACGTCCGGTCTACCTGATGATCGTGCCTAAGGCGGACAAGGTGTCCACGCTGACGGCCAACAAGGACTTCATTGCCGGAGTGCGTTCCGTGAACGGCGTGAATACGGTCGGTATCTGTTCGCTGGTGGCGGACACTAGCGTCGACATAGCCGTGAAGGCGGCCCAGACGCTGGTGAACAGCCTCCGGGAGGAACACATTTATCTGGATGCGGTACTACTGGAGGGACCGGGCGGTTATCTGACCGCACTGGAGGATGCCACCGACTTGCGTACGCTTGACTCGGAAAACGTCTCCGTGGTCATCGCGCAGGATCCGGCACAGGCCGCCAAGGACGAGGCATACAAGAACCACGCGGCGGTAGGCAGCGCACTGGGCATGTTGTCGGTACGCTATGTGCATGAGAATATGGGCAGCGTGGACATCGAGAACCATCCGCGTACCGCCAAGGGAACGGCGGACTATCCGTTGACAAGCGTACTGCTCGGGAAATGGACAAACGCGGCGCTCAGCAACGGGACGGCGATGGCGAACGTCAGCGTCCCGGAGCAGAACAGGCTGACGGAAAAAGGCTACATCTTCGTCGGCGGTTTTCAGGGATACGCTGGATACTTCTTCAACAACTCATGTACCTGTACGGACGCGAAAAGCGATTATGCGTACATCGAGTATAACGCCGTATGGAACAAGGCGGCCCGGTTGGTGCGCGGAACGTTGCTGCCCCGTGTACGCAGCAAGGTGAAGTCCGATCCGGCAACCGGATACATCAGCAGCGTCACCGTCAGTGACTGGGACGCCCGCGTAAAATCCGCATTGGAGACGATGGTGGCCGCGGAAGACATCTCCGATTTCGACATTTACATCAACCCCAAACAATCCGCCGTAAGCGACAAGCCCTTCAACATCCAGGTGAAACTGGTGGCGGACGGCATCGTGCACGAGTTTGAGATTGATTTGGGTTTCACTAACAAAATCTGACGGATATGGCACTATTGGGAACATTGATCAACAAGTTCGGCCGGGTGGCCGGATGGAATAACGTGAAGGTAGTGATGCTGGGCCGACAGGTGGAAGGTATCACGGCGCTGTCCTACAAAGACAGCGTGGAGAAAGAAAACGTCTATGGAGCGGGCGGAATGCCCGTAGGACGCGGTGAGGGGAACTACAAGGCGGAAGCGTCCATCACCCTGCTCAAGGAGGAGGTGAACGCGCTGCTTCTCGCGCTGGGACCGGGAAAGAGAATCACGGACATCGAACCGTTCGACATCCCGGTGGTATACAAGTACAAGAACTTTATGCAGAAGGATGTGATCCGCAACGTCGAGTTCACGGACAACGGGGTGGACGTGAAACAGGGTGACAAAAGCATAGCGGTACAATTCACGCTGCTGCCCAGCCATATCGACTGGAACGTGGCAATGTAAGATCAATAAAAAAATAAAAGTGATGGAGGAAAAAAAGAAGATACAGGCGGGGAAAGCGTACGAGTCGCTTTCCGACAAAGAGAGGGAACAGATTGTCGGCTTCACCGAAGAACAGCATACGGAGATGAGGGCCCGTTACGGGAAACGGTTGAAGATGCTGACGGTACAGGTCGACGAGGATGAACGCTATGACTTTCTGCTGGTCCGCCCTACCAAGGACACGATCCTTGCCATGGCAAGCGTGCGCGATGACCTGAATGCCGCCAACGAGTTGCTGCTGAACACCTGTGTGGTGGCGGGAGACCGTTCCGCGCTGGAGGATTCGGCGGTATACACGTCCGTTCTCGGAGCTGTGGCCGAACTGATAAAAGGCCAGGCGGCTTTTATCAGCAAAGCATAGAGGAATATTCGGAATCGTTCGGTGTTGTCGAGGGAATCGACGCCGTACTGAAAAGGGAATACGGCGTGGATATTCCCGGCAGGCTGGACGAGGACGAATGGCTCAGGCTCTATGCCGGATACCGTATGTTGCGGAAAACTGAGCTGGAGGAAATGGAGATCGCCATGCAGAACGCCATGGTCAAAGTATTGAATCAACTATTCTCAAAATCAAATGGCATCGACATCGACACAATGGATACTGGAGCTGGTGGATAAGATTACCGCTCCGCTGCGTAAGGTCACCGAAGCGGCCGGACAGGCTTCATCGGTGGTGGACGACGTGGATGAATCGGTGAACGGACTGGGGAACGCTTCCGAAACGGCGGCCGGTAAACTGGAGAAGCTCGGAAAGGGGATGTTCTTCCTCAACCAGGTGAAGGAGGGGGTGGACAATATACGCGGCGCTTTCAATGACGCCATCGAACCGGGAATACGGTTTGAAACGGCGGTGGCGGAAATGTCCGGCATTACCAACATGGCAGGGAAAGAGCTGGATGTGCTGGCTGACAAGGCACGGGTTACGGCGAAGACTTTCGGTACGGATGCGGCGGATGCGATGGGAGTTTACAAGGACCTGCTTTCCAAGATTACCCCGGAATTGAAGAAGGCTCCGGACGCGCTGGAAATCATGTCCAATAATGTGATGACCCTCAGCAAGACAATGCAGAATGATGTACCGGGAGCGTCAGCCGCCATGTCCACTGCCATGAACCAGTATCAAGTATCCCTTGATGACCCGATGAAAGCGGCACAGACCATGACCGAATATATGAATATCATGGCAGCCGGAACGGTGGAGGGATCCGCTGAAATCAAAGAAGTGGCGGAGGCATTGAAGCAGACCGGCAGTGTCGCGAAAACGTTCGGAGTTGATTTTGCGGAAACAAACTCGGCTATCCAGCTGCTTGACAAAGCGGGAAAGAAAGGTTCGGAAGGCGGTATCGCCCTACGGAATACAATTCTGAAAATGCAGGCGCCGACCGCGGATGCGGTCAGACAATTGAAAGCTGCCGGAATCAGCATTGATACCATGCAGGACCAGTCGCTCTCACTGACCGACCGGTTGCGTGCATTGACACCGGTCATGCACAATGCGACAATCATGTCCGCATTGTTCGGAGGGGAGAACCTGGCTTCGGCGATGGCCTTGATTGACGGTGCCGACCAGATGGACGCGTGGACGGAAGCCATTCAAGGATCAACCTCAGCAACGGATATGGCTGCCAAACAGATGGATACATACGCGGAAAAGCAGAAGCGTATGCAGGCGTTCATTGACGACTTGAAAATCAGTTTTTTCGAGTTCGTGGAACCGATCGCCCCGGTGATCGAGATTGTCGGTATATTCATCGGCACGCTGGTAACGCTGGGTACGGTAGCATGGTCCATCGGGCAAATCATGACGCTTGTATCCCTCAAGTCATCCATCGCATGGATTGCGGGGATGGTGAAAATGGCGACGGCGACAGTAATCAATTGCCGGGTGATCAGTATGGCGATAAAGAGCATTCCCGTCGTGGGGTGGATTATCGCGATTATCACCGCCGTCACCGCACTGGTAGCTTTCCTGTGGAACAAGTTCGCCGAGGTGCGCGCCTTCTTCTACGGGCTGGGCAATTTCCTCAAGGTGTTCTTCCTGGAGGGATGGCGGTTCATATTCAACGTGGTGCGTGCCATCATTGACGTGATAAACCCCGCCAACTGGTTTGACGATGATTTCCATTTCTCAGACGTGTGGGACAGGCTTGCCGGTCAGGCGCTCGAAGGAGGGAAAAAAGTGGGAAGCGCGTTCTCCGACGGATGGAAGGCGGGAATGGAGAATTGGGAAAAGTCGCACCCAAAAGAGAAAGAGGAGGAAAAGGAGAAAGAGTTCAAGATTGCCCCCAACGCTCCGATAAACCGGATCAGCGGGACGAATAACGGTAGCGGCTCCTTTACCGGTGGACAACTGGCAAAAGGACCGGGTGGCAGCGGCAGTGGAAACGTACGGAATATCACAATGAACGTGACGATGAACAACAACTTCCATGTAGCCGGAGGAAATGATATCAAAAAGATTTCGGACAGGGTGAAACAGGAAATATTAGCCGTCATGACGGACGCTGTTCCGGCGGCGGGATAAGGAGGAAATGGATATGATTTCAGGAAACGGAGCATTGAATATCGGCGCGCTTTTTACGGAAGTGTTCGGGATATCATCCCCGATATACCTTCCGTGGGGGCGTGAATTGAAAGACTATGAACCGGGAGACTACCGGGGTGTGACCTTTGTGGATGAGAGCCTTGCGGAAGCGTACAGCTGGATGGGGACACCCGTCATCGGGACATTCACGCTGGACGGTTGCGAGAAGTACAAGACTTATAAGTCAAACGGTTCGCCCGCGACGGTCAACCTGGCCAGTTTCCTCATGCCGTACGCCACGGTCGTGTCCTTTTCCCGCCCGATGAACGTGTCGAAAACCAAGGTGCTCGGCACGTATGGTACCGTGAAGGAGATATACGGGCTGGATGACTGGAACATCATGATACAGGGGTTCTGCATCGAGGACAGGAAACGCCAGGGGTACAGGACGGTGACCGAACAGGTGAACGCGCTGTGCAAGTTCAGGAAGGTGACGGAAGCCATCGGTGTGACGGGGAGCATATTCAACGACAAGGAAATATACGCCATCCTCATCGAGGAGCTGAATTTTAACCCGGTACAAGGTAACAGCTCGGTGATGCCCTTTACGATACGCGCGATAAGTGACACGCTTGAAAACCTGCGGTTATGAGCTATATGATGTGTGCACGGATCACATTTCCGGAAACAGACAAAAGAGGCGGATTCCGGACATTCCTGGTTTCTTCCGTACGTATCGAAAGTTCGTGGAAGCTGCTGACGGATACGGCGGAAATCGTGCTTCCCCGGAAAATGAGCCGTTACGAGGGAAAGAACCTGGCGGATATCCTTCGCGCCGGAGACCGTGTCATGATAGAACTGGGATATGACGGCAACTGGGTGACGGAGTTCGAAGGATACATCCTTTCCGTATCAAGGGGCATTCCCATTACCGTGAAGTGCGAGGATGAGATGTACAGGCTGAAACGGAAAACGGTAAGCTATTCAAAGAAAAGCGTGACTTTGGGACAGCTGCTCAAGGATGTGGCCCAAGGATACGAAGTGAAGACCTCATTCGGTGATACGGAACTGGGAGCGGTACGTTATGCCCAAAAACGGGTGTCGGAGATTTTCGACGATTTACAAAAATTGGGATTCTACACCTATTTTATAGGAAAAACGCTGTATTGCGGAGATGTGTATTCGGACAAGACGGAACTGCCGGAAGTGAGGATTGAACTGGAGAGGGAGGCGGTCAGCCAGGACCTGAACGAGACGGACGGTGAATATGAGGTCATCGCTACCGCCATGCTCGGAAAAGGCAGGAAACTGGAAGTGAAAGCGGGTGTTCCCGGAGCTGAGACCTTTAAAATCAGATACAGTGACAAGGATATGAGGATTACGCCGGAAACACTGGGGGATTTCGCCAGACGGTTCTACGAACGGCTCAAGAAGCAACGCTACAAGGGAGGTGTGGAACTCTTCGGAACGCCTTCCGTCACTCACGGAATGATACTGGAACTCAGCAGTGTGATTACTCCGGAAATGTCCGGAAGATACTTTATTGAGAAGGTGACGAAGGAGTTCAGCGATAACGCCACTTACAGGCAGAAACTGGAATTGGGAGGACGTGCGGAATGACAATTGACGAACAACTGAAAAAAGGATTTGAAAATATAGGAAAGAGCGGCCGACAGGCACAGTTGCGATGGTGTACGGTCACATCCGTGGACAAGGAGAAACGGGTAATGGATGCCGTCGGGGAATCGGACGGGCTTGATTACTTTGACATCGGACTGGGAACGGGATCCGTCAATGTATATCCAAAACCGGGAAGCCTGTGCCTGATAGGCATTGTGGAAGGACGGGAAACCGACCCGTTCCTCATTTCCGCCGCGGAGGTGGATTCCATTGAGGTCACGGCGGAAACGATTGTCATAAATGGCGGCGGATTGGGCGGACTGGTAAAAGTCGGGGAACTGACGGAGAAACTTAACGCTTTTATTGACGTGTTCAACAAGCATACCCACCAGGTAAGCACAACCGGAAGCGCGAGTGCCCAGACGGGAACGGCGGCCGCACCGACGGGTACGGCACAGAAAGTGAAACGGGAGGACATTGAAAATAAAAATATACAGCAATGAAAGGGATCTTACTGGCGGACAACGGAGACCTGGCAATCAAGCCTGTCCTTGGGAAGGATGGCATACGTTCAGGCATTATCATAGGCGGATCCGAGATGCAGAACGCTTATATCGTATTGGGGCTGAACCAGGGAGAATTGAAAGAAGACCCGCTCATCGGGCCGAACCTGCTGAGGTTCATCCGGGCGAAGGCTACAAAAACGGCTGTCATCAGACAGGTCAGGATACATCTTGAACGTGACGGGCTTGATTACGATGAACTGAAAGAGAGGATTAATATCAAATTGAAAACAGATTAAAAACGATTTAAAATGGATATCTACACATCAATCAGAAACTTATTGGCAAGCGTCTTTTCAGTGATGTTCGCCTATTTCGCACCGATCCAGAACATGGTATTCGTCATATTCTTCGTATTTGCCATCAACTGTATGGCGGGCATGATAGCGGGAATAGTGGCGAAACACGAGAGGTTCAACCTTAAAAAGTTCTTCCACTGCATGCTGGAGACTTTCGTCTTTTATGTCATAGTGCTCAGCGTGTTTACCATAGGAGAGAAAATGCGGAATCTGGACGGAGCGATACAGTGTATCACCGGAGTTGTCTACGCCATCCTCTATTTCTACGGGGTGAACACGCTGCGTAACCTCAATATATTGTTTCCCGAATCGAAAGTGATACGCTTCCTGTTTTATGTGCTCTCTTTCGAGGTGGTGAAGAAGATACCTTATATGCAACAGTTTATAAATAAAGAAAAGGAGGGCGGAAAATGACAGTAAAAGACTTTGTGAAGTGGATTTATCCACAGGCTAGGAAGATGGGGGAAATCAATCCGGTATTCGTCACCGCACAGGCGGCGCTTGAAAGCGGATGGGGAAAGTCCGCCATCGGAAACAACCTGTTCGGCATTACGAAAGGCTCGTCCTGGAAGGGTGCGGTACGGCTGGTTACGACTACGGAATATTTCAGCCGGCCGGATGTCGGTTTCAAGGCTCCGGAAAAAGTGCTGCAAGTGGTCAGGCTTTCGGAAAGACGCTACAGATATACAGTTAAAAGATTGTTCCGCGACTACGACAGCGTGGCGGACTGCCTGGCGGACCACCTTGCCATACTGAAGAAACCCGGCTTTGCGGACGCGTGGCCATACCGCAATGACGCGAAAGAATATGTACGCAGGATTGTGGACAATACAGGTCCGAAATATGCCACGTCACCGGACTATGTGGCTACAATGGACAAGCTGTTCCTGATGGTTGAGAAAGTGGTATGGGAGGAAGAGTTATGAGAACGGCGTACATACTCACCGTTTTCCTGATGTTGGCATTATGCTCCACAGGATGTCGTAGCCCGCAATATATCCCGTATCCGGTGGAAAAGGTGGTGCATGACAGTGTCTTTGTCAACCGGATGTCACGTGACAGCGTCTACCGGCGGGACAGCATCTACGTAGACCGCACGGGTGACACCGTCTACATCTACCGGGACAAATACCTGTATCTGTATCGTGACCGGACGGACACGCTCTTTCGTGACAGGGTAAAGATGGTACGGGAAGCGTATCCGGTTGAGAAGAAACTTACCTGGTACCAGTCGGCGCTCATCTTTCTCGGAGGTCTGTTTTTGGTATATATTATCGTAACGCTTTATATAAAAATGAAAAGGCCATGAAGGTGACAGTAATGCAGGGGCAGTCGCTGGTGGATATTGCCATGCAGGTGTACGGCAGTGCGGAGGGGGTGTTCACACTGGCTAAAGAAAACGGGCTTTCGGTAACGGATGAGGTCTCTCCCGGACAGGTGCTGACGTATGATCCGGGGAATGTAGTGGAAAAGTCAGTATCCGACTATTATGACACCAATGGCGTCCGTCCCGTTACCGCCTTCGTGAACCCGGAACTAGTGTTTGATGAAACTTTTGACAATACATTTAGAAGCTTTGACAGAAATGAGCAGAACAGTTAAGGATATCAGTCAGGAAATAAAGGAGGCGTTCATTGCCAATATAACCTTGCAGGAGGCCTACGGCCTGTTACCGGACAAATCTTTTGATGACCAGTTCGCCACCTCCAGTATTGAGGCGGTTCTTATCAATATAGTCGCATCGGTGATATGGCTGCATGAATCTCTATGGGAACTGTTCCGGAAAGAGATGGAGACATTGATAGACAACAGCTATGTGACATCCCGGCCATGGTATTATCAAAGAGCGCTGGAGTTTCAAAACGGTGATACCCTCTCATTCGATGAAAGTACATATTCCTTCCGCTATCCTACCGTGGATGAAAGCAAGCGGATTGTGAAAAATGTCGCTATACGCGAGGTCACTGATAACAATGTGACGAAATTGAAGATCTATTTCAGTGACGAACGGAAACAGCCGCTGACCGGTGACGTACGTACGGCGTTTGAAGATTATATGCGGCAGATCGGGGCGGCCGGTACGCACTACCTGTTTGTCAGCCAGGTCCCCGATGAGTTGCGTGTTCACCTGCATATTTATTACGATCCGCTTGTTCTCGATTCGACGGGTGAACGTCTGGCTTCAGGAGGGAAGCCTGTGGAGGAGACCATTGAGAATTATCTGGATTCACTGGAATATGGAGGGGTGTTTTACGCCTCCGGGCTGGTCGATATGCTGCAAGCTACGGAAGGCGTGAAAGATGTTACGCTGGACGCTACCACATGGGATGGAAGCAAGGAGAACCGGAGAAAAATTGACGCGAAATCGGGGGCGTTCGTCTATGTCAGGAATGAAAGTGATATAACTTATGCGATTGACTGACCATGAATATTAACTGGAAAAAATGGATTTTGGAACGTCTGCCGTTCTCACTGCGTGTCAACAGGATATATGTATTCTGCCTTCTGTTGACATTACCGGTCAGGCGGCTCCATTCCTCATTTGCGAGGTGGAGTAAAAAGCTGAAAGGTAAGGCCGGGGCAAGTGTACAGGTCTGTATGTTGAAAAAGATTATCTACGATGAGATAGGCTCCAATATTGAGATAGATGAGGGAGACGGAAAGCCATACGATTTTATCGTGAGGACTTCGTTGGATAATCTGGACGGGGAAAGGCGTATGATCGCGCTCCTTGACCGATACAAGGCCGCAGGAAAATCATATATGTACGTAAATGAGCTGGTCTCTTATGAGAGCTTATGGGGAGAACATGTATGCGAGATATGCGAGTATTCGGCAGAGTGGAGTTCCTCGAACCGGGTGTGCGAGCTCAAGCAGAAACAGATCATCACTATCAAGGTTAGGGTTTATTATTGGAATACCAACAACGGAATGATGTTCAGGATAACATCGGATAAACTACCCCAAATAATATACATTTATGCGACAAGCTACGGCGGAGAAAAATGGACTATCGAATTACCGGCGGGATTCACCGGGATGCAGGAGTTTTACCGGGAAAATTTCGATCTTGCGAGCCTGGGTATGTCACCGCAGGAAGATATAAACTATATATACCAACTTAAAACAGATTAGAACTATGGCAAACGGATGGGGAAACAGCGGATACCAGCGGGCAACGGTGCTGGTCGTGGACAAGAAGATAGGAAAAACCAGTGTAAGCGGATATCCAAAGAAGTACAGCGTATTGGACACCTTCGGAAACTATATGGCGGTCACTGCCAAGGAACTGGCCATGATGTCACTGTCTGACTACAATACAAGGATGTCGGCCTTTAAACGGTATATTGAAGGCATAGAGACAGGAATTACAGTGGATATATCGAATATAAGGGAACTCAATACGGGCGTATGTCCTATTACATTAACCGGAAAATAAAAGAAAAATGAGCAAACAACTGATTACGGAATCGGAAGCCATACGAGACGAGGTACGCGTGGGGGCGAATTCAGCCAAAAGGGTGGGCGCGCTTCTTGTACAGATGGCAAATGAAGTGAACGGAATATACACCAACGTGCTGGACTGGATAAACAACGACAGGCCGCAGGGAGGAGGGTTCATACTCACACAGTCGGATGTGGTTAACGCACTGACGGACGAGAGTGAACTGAAACCTTTGTCCGCCAAACAGGGGAAAATATTGAAAGCCATAATTGACGGGCTGGTAGTGGATAATCTTGTAACGGATAATGAATCAAAAGCACTGTCCGCAAGACAGGGAAAAGAGCTGGCGGAGAGGATAGAAGGACTAAGCGAAGTGTACCAGCCTTTGGGAGATTATCAACCGGCAGGAAACTATGCCGCTTCGGTTCATAAGCATCAAGCGTCTGATATTCAGGAAACAACAGATAAAAAAGTCATGACTGCGGAGGAAAGAAATATACTAAGTACTCTCGGGACTACGTATGCTAAAGCCGATTTGTCAAATG